CGATGCTGTCAATATTCAACACGCTATTACCTATCTTGGAAGAGTCTATCAGGCTTTCCCTGAAGGTTCTGTTGAACTGGAAAGAGCGCAGGAACTTTACGAAGGTAAGGAGAGCGAAGATGGCGATTCAGATGAAACTGAGGAAGATGCCGGATCACGTGGGCCAGAGTCGGTACAAGGTGAAGATGGAGCGTCCGGGCAGGGATCTTCCGAACTACGGGACAATGACAGCGAACAGTCAGATTCAGCCTCAGAGTCCCGAACCGTGGACACCGGAGCAGCCAACGGGAGTGGATTTGAAAGCTCCGGGCAGGATGAGGTAGTTAATGCGGAAAACCCGAAGCTTGTTTCAGCACTGAAGCATCTTGACGCCTATAATGATGACCATTGGCGTACCGATGGAAAGCCGACGATGGATGCTGTCCAACAGCTTTACGGCGCTGGCGACTTGACCAGACAGGATGTTGATAAAGCATGGCCGGGACTTAACCGTGACACTATGAAGGCAAAACAGGATGCTGAAGCTGAAAATAGTGCAGATGACGTGGTGTAATTATGCCTTACAGAGTTCGGAAAAAGCCTATTAAATCCAGTAACAAGGATTTTGCTATTCAGAAGAAAAGCGGTGATAGTTGGAAAACTGTTGGCCGTTCTACTTCCAAGAAAAAAGCAAAGGCTAGTATTCGGGCTAGATACGCTTCTGAATGAAGTGTAAAATAGAAAATGTCATGAAGATAGGAGAACTACTATGCGTATGACTATGGGAAAGGCTAACCGGGCGGCTAAGACTGGTATGAAAATGACCAAGAAGCCCGGTATGAAAGCTTACGGCAAGAAAGGCCGGTAAGACATAATAAAAATAAGGATAGAGGGATCGGCTCAAAAGGCTGATCCCTCGACTCCAACAGGATTACTAAAATGGCTATAGAATTTGATCCGACAATTCAAGGTGCCAACGCTACAGCCTACATCGATGTAGCTTTTGCTGATCAATACCATGAGAATCTGGGAAATGATCTTTGGGCAACGCTTTCCCAAGACGAAAAAGAAGTTAATATTAACAGAGCTACAGCTTACGTTGATCAGCGATTTGGTTTGCGGTTCAAAGGTAGAAAAACATCCAAGATTCAGGCTCTGGAATGGCCTAGAATCAATGCGTTCGATGAAGATGGATTCGCGCTCGCTGGCGAAGATGACATTCCTCGCCAGCTTGAAAAGGCTGTTGCTGAATACGCTATCCGAGCTTATCAGCAAAAAGTTCTAGCGCCAGATCCGATTCCGAATGTACCGAGCCAGCAGTTTGATACTAATGATACTAGGCCCGGTCAACCTGCAAGCGGTATTATTACTCAGCAGTCTCAGAAAGTTGGACCTGTTTCAACTTCTACTAGCTACAGGGACGCTTCTCAAATTGAAGGTGGCGCTCTTTCAAGAGGTCCACAATCCAACATGGTAAGCAGTATCTATATTCCTGAATACCCAATGGCCGATATGTGGCTGGAAGAGTTGGTTGAGTCTGAAGTCTCTACCGCTATGGTGAGAGCATAATGGCTTTTGATTACGCCTCACTTAAATCAATTGCAGAGCAGCTTATAACTGACGCTGGTAGATCAGTACAACTTGAGATTCTGGACGATACGCCGAGCGATCCGAATGCACCGTGGGAAGGTAATCAATCAACGCCTCAAACGGACACTGTAACGGCTGTAATCGTTCCAACTGAACATGCAAGGGCAGAAGATTCAGTTGAGTATAAAGGTGAGCAGGTGGCGTATGTAGCTTCAACGTTTGCGCTCGCTGACTTGAAAAAATACAGCCAATTGATTGATATTGATGGATCAAGATGGAATATTCAAAATGCTCAACCACTGAAGCCCGGTGACACTGAGCTTCTATACACATTCGAGTTGACCAGATAATGCCGATTCAAGATCCACAAGTAGCTGAAACAAGGATTCTGCAGTATTTCTGGGATAACTGGAAAACACTTTCAAATCCACTGGAAGAGTATTGGGATAACACGACTAACCCTGAAGGCGGTGATCAGACGCCGCCCAATGAAGGCTATGTAAAGCCTATGGTTAGACCAAATGAAGCGCCACAGACAGCATTCGGTGGCGATAAACGACGATTTACAAATAACGGCCTGTTTACGGTCGAAATCAGAGTTCCTTTCGGAGAAGGGACAAGTAATGCAAATAGTTATGCTGGATTTCTTGTGAACCTGTTCCGTAGCCGGGATGCTTATCTGGAAGGCGGGATCTGGTTCAGGAACCCCAGACATAAGACAGTAGGCCGGGACGGTAACTACTGGCACGTTAACTTCATCGTAGAATACGAATACGATTCAGTGGTATAATCTGTAGCAAATTTCGGAGGAAGGACCAATGGCTATAAAACAAAAAATTGACAGTAACTCCACAGGGTTGCGGTACGCCGAGGAAGAATCCATTGGCGTCCTCCCGACAACGCCTGATTGGATTCCGCTGGAACCGAACTCTTATTCAGATTTCGGTGGTGAAATTACTACCGTAGCAAGAAATCCGATTAACGCGAGTCGCCAGCGTAAGAAGGGTGTTGTTACCGACTTGGATGCAAGCGGCGGTTTCAACAGTGATCTTACCGCCACTAACCTGCAGGATATTATGCAGGGCTTTTTCTTTGCCGATGCACGACGCAAGAACGAGTTTGGCGGTGATGGAAGTATTAGCGGTGTTGACGGAACTGCTGAGACTTATAGCGGTACTGGAATTGATACTGGTTTTATTTCGGGTGATCTTATCTTCGCTTCCGGGTTTTCGAATACTGAAAATAACGGATTGAAGAAAGTCGATAGTGTCAGCACTGATACAGTTACTGTCACTCAGGATCTAGTTGATGAGAATACGCCGCCGAATGACGCCAAGCTGGTTGCTGTAGGCTTTGAGTTTACAACTGATGATCTTACGGTTGATGCTTCTGGTGATCTTCCGGCACTTCAAACTTCTACCAAGGATCTGACTCAACTTGGATTGATTCCGGGTGAATGGATGTACATTGGAGGCGATGCCGCTAATACTTCGTTCCCGGATTCCGAGAATAACGGATGGGTTCGAGTCAAAAGTATTTCTGCTAACGAAATCATTCTGGATAAGACTTCAGGCACGATGGTTACTTACAACACCGCTGGCGGTGAAACCATTCGCGTTTTCTTGGGACGAGTTCTCAAGAATGAGTCAGACACAAGCCTTATTAAGCGTCGTACTTATCAGCTTGAAAGATCATTGGACTATCCTGAAACGACTCAGCCAAATGATATTCAGGGTGAGTATCTGGTAGGCGCTGTCGCCAATGAGTTCACGATGAATATGAATCAGGCTGACAAGATTACGGCTGATTTGAGTTTCATTGCTCAGGATAATGAGCAAGTCGATTACACGACTGGACTCAAGAGTGGTAATCGTCCTTCTCTGGAAGAGTCGGATGCGTTTAATACCACGAGCCATTTTTCCAGATTGAGAATGAGCATCCTTGATCCGGCTAATTCGTATCCAGATCCGTTGTTTGCCTATCTGACTGAGTTTACTGTTTCGATTAACAATAATGTCAGTCCGAACAAGGCAATTAAGGTTCTGGGCGCATTTGATATGACTGCTGGAACATTTGCCGTGTCTGGTGACTTGACTGCCTATTTCAGCACTGTTGATGCTGTGAAGGCTGTTCGGGATAACGAAGACATTACGCTGGACTTCGCTATTGCTCAGGCTAACAAGGGAATCTTGATTGACGTTCCGCTTATCACGCTTGGTGATGGCCGACTGAATGTTGAGCAGGATGAACCGATTACCTTGCCTTTGAGTACAGAGGCTGCGGCTGATAAGGTGTTTGATCATACGTTGATGATGATCCATTTTGATTATCTGCCGGATGCTGCAGAAGCATAAGGATCTGAATGATCCAACTGTTCCGGGACCGGGGCTTTAATGCCCCGGCTCTCGTTAATTCATAAGTAAGGGAGACAACAATGAGTACCTACGAGACTTTTAAAACTGACGAAGAACTTGAAAAGAAGGGTATTGAGATTGATTTCGGAGATACCGGCTGCTTTCTAGTCGCACGAGCCGGTGGCGCTAATCAGCGATTCAAGAAGGCTTCTGAAAAGAAATTTCGGCCATATCGCCGCCAGATTGAATCGGGAACGATTGATCCGAAGGTGGCTAATAAGCTGATGGTCGAAGTATTTGCTGAATCGGTTATTCTGGATTGGCAGAATGTCACTGATGAGAATGGTAATAAAATGGCTTGCACGTATGAGAATGTCGTGAAGCTGTTTACTGATCTGCCTGATTTGTTCAACGAGATTCAGCAGGAAGCCATGAAATTTGCAAACTATAAGGCGATGGAGGTAGAAGAAGATCTAAAAAACTCCGAGCAGTCTTGACCTATGATTTAGAAATGGGCAAGACTGAACAGACGATTTTAGATCAGGCTCGAACTAATAATATGCCTCTTCCTGATAAGATTAAGAATGCGCCAACGCTTCAATCAGGATTGGAATTTTATTACACAGCCTTTATTGAGCTTTCAACCTGCAGGGACGCAGGTATGGGAGCAGGCCCGATTCCTTGGGAATCAATACACAAGATGGGTACAGATCATTTGGATCTGGACGAAGAAGACTTTGATAGATTTGTTCAAATTATCAGAGGCATGGACTTAACATACTTGGATTATCAGGAGTCAAAGAGTAAAGAAAATGCCAATAAAACCCATCAGTCAACTTCCAAAGGACAACGAACGGGCAAAACAAAATCTCGTAAATAATGCGGGAGTTGCCCTTCGTAAAGCTGCTAGAGCCGGTTCGGTTAATGTTATACGGAATACGCCCGTAGACAAGGGCGTACTCCGTTCCAACTATGTAGCAAATCTAAACGCTCCTTTCGGCGGCACTATTCCGGCATACGCCCCCGGTAGAAAGCTTGGGCTTAGTGAAACGCAAAACGCCGCTGGCGCTATTCAGCAAAACGAGTCTGTTATTAGTCAGTTTCTTAATGTACAGAGTCAGGATCTCTGGATTGTCAATAACGTGGACTATTTCGAAAAAATTAATAATAACGGATCAAAGCAGAGTGCATTTTTCTTCGAAATGGGAGGACAGGCTATTGAGACATCCCTTCGTGCCTCTGTTATTCCGCTTGATCGTAAGTTAAAATAATAATATGGCTATTCAAGAATACGGATACCGATTTTATGCACAGGGCACAAGGCGCGTACAGCGTCAGTTGGGCGGTATTTCCAATGCTGCGACAGCCAGTGCAACAGCTTTAGGAAGAGCTAACCGTACAGGTGGTCGTTTTGCTGGTACGCTTAACCAAATCGCCACAGGTGGCAGTAATGCGAACAGAACATTAGCCCTGCTTCGTTCCACACTTGTCGTGTTTGCGTCCGTTGAGATTGCCAGAAGGCTTATTCAACAAGCTGACTCTCTTGAATTGATTCAGAACCGACTCAGGGTTGTTACGGGCAATGCTAGAGAATTGAATGCGGTTCAATCAGAACTATTTGCGTTATCTCAGCGAACGAGAACATCATTTGAAGCCAATTCGAATATTTTCCAACGTTTCGCTCGTGCAACGGCTAACCTGAACCTGAATTATAAGGAGCTTCTTGAATTGACAGAAGCTGTTAACCAAGCAGCCATTATCGGCGGTGCTACTGGACAGGAATCAAGGGCTGCACTTATTCAGTTTTCACAAGGTTTAGCCTCTGGCGAGCTTCGTGGTCAAGAACTTCGATCTGTTCTTGAACAGGCTCCACGTCTTGCTGAACCGATTGCAAGAGCTACTGGAAAACAGGCTGGAGAATTGCTTTCTTTCGCTAGAACAGCAAGTGAAGAAGAGATTCAGGAAACTCTTGGCGCTGAACAGGTTTTTAACGCTATTCGTGAAGATTATGAAAAGCTTCAAAAAGAATTTGATAATATAAGTGTAACTATTGGACAATCATTTACAAGACTTGGTAATGCTTTTCAGGTATTTATTGGTCAACTTTCTCAGTTTAGTGGAGCAGGTAACTTAATTATTCAGATAGTTGATGGTATAAGAAATAATCTGGATAAGCTTTTAGCTGGACTTATAGCTTTCGGAGGCATTGCCGTATTTAACATACTTGTAGGGCAATTAGCTAGATTTAGTGCTACTCTTTTGACCACGGCTGGAGTAGTTACAGGACCATTGACTACAGCTTTTGTTGCGCTGTTGACTCCAGTGAGTCTTGTTAGATCATTATTTGTGACTATAGGATCTTTAGCTTTTACTGCTATCGCTCCAATTATAGGAATACTTAAAGCAATAGTAGCTCCATTGACTACAGTAGTTAACCTGTTTAAAGCTTTAAAATTAGCTGTCTTAACCAATCCTCTTTTCTTTGTTGGCGCTACTATAGTTGGATCTTTAGTAGGAGCTTTTATATTATTTAGAGAAGAGATCAATAAACTTATTCAAAGTTTTGGTGGATTTGAAGGAATCTTTAAAAATGTTGTTGCAGGTGCTAAAGCTTCTGTAGATACAGTTGTAGAAAACTTTGAAATATTGCCAAAAGCTTTTGCAAATATAGCTGTAAAAGCTGTAAATGAATTTAACGATGAACTCATAAATGGAGTAGTAAAAGGTGTTCAAGAAGTTGCAAAATTAAATCTATTAGGACAGTTTTTGCCTGAAAATTTCTTAACTGATTTAGTCGGAGAGATAGATGTCCCTGATATAGAAGCACCTTATGCTGAAGCAGGAAGACAAGTAGGAGCTTCTTTTAGAGATAATTTTATTACTGAATATAATAAGATAACTCTTGAAGGTGGAGTTTTCGAATCTCTTAAAAATGACTTTGATTTCTTGATAGGTAAAGGACAAGAATTTTTCGGAGTATTTCAACAGGCTCTTGGGCTTCCTGAGTTTGATCAATCTCTATTACAAAATAGGCCAGATATTGTTAGACCGGAAGGCGGTGACGGTGGTATAGGTAAAGAATTTGAAGAAGCTTCAAGTTCTGCCCGTAATCTTCGTAATGAATTGGATCGGATGATTGAACAGGCTAATGAGACTGTTGCTTCGCTTAATCCACTTATAGAAGCCAATAGGAAATATGCTGATACACAGTTCGATTTAACAGTGGCGTTAAAGAATAACCTGATTACACAAGAT